ATCTTAACAGATATGTACGTAGTTGTTGTTTCGCCTCCAAAAAAGGCGGTGTGATTAGTGTTGGATAAAGAATTTGACGATGTAATGCCCCGGAAAGACGGAGGCTATTCACGAGTTGCTGCTGCAACCGGTTACAATCTAATGATTTGATATCGACAATACTTTATTTCTGTAGGTGGAGATTAACCACCGAATATAAAAAATCAACAGCCAAGTTTACACCCTTCTTATGTTTGATCTAAAGAAGTAAAATAAATAGATTAATGTTAGTGTATTTCCAAGGTTTGGAAATTGAGATGCTATTTAGAAATATAAAAAGCAAAAAATCAAAAACAAAAACAAAAAACAAAAAACAATTTGACTTTTAAAAAGGAACGTAACGTATTATGTTAGTGTATTCCCTATTTGTTTATATAGTCAGAAAATGTCTTCTTGACAATTGAATCACAGGCTAGAACTTTGAGCTCACTCCAGGGATAATGGATTTCCCTAGCACAGTTTCATAGTTCTACGAGCACAGGTGTGGCGTTAAATCTGCCTACTGTATGTTCGGCCTTGTCTTAGTGACAGCTGTTAGCTATCCTAGTGATTTGGTATGAATTGAAGAGTATATCCCTAAGTAAAAGTCTAAGGGACTGGACGTAACAGAAATAGTAATTACGGACCCCCAGGTATGGGTTAAATACCTTTTACGACTCAGACACATTTGAACACAATATCGATTTTCACAACAATGACGACCGATTACGATTCCGATGTTTCTTTTTCCGATGATGAATATGACTTCGAGGTGCAGAACCCTCAAAATGATGTTCCCGCTTGGGCTGAAATTCAGCTTGAAAAGCGGACGAGAGAGGAAAGCTTTGCTTCACACAAGAAGCGTAAGTCTACTCGCAAGATGCGTACTCGCGCATTTGCCAACTCTGATGAGTTGTCTATATACGAGATCCAGTCTACTGATGAACAGAAGACGTGGTACAAATACCTTTTCAAGGCTGTACGCTCTCATGCGTATGGTTGCGATGCGGTTCTGAAGTTGTTAGAACCAAGTGTTGATGGCCACGCTTTCACTCAAAAATTGATTGAAGACACACTAGTACTGCTGTATGATCTTAGCCGTTCCGATGGGAAGGCCAGTGTTAGTGTGGCGATTGTGAGTTTCTTGCAGAAACGCACGGGTCGACCCATTCTCTCCATAAAGAATGCGCGCAAGGGGCTTGAATTGCTCATGCGCACACAGAAGCTTTTAGAAAGTATGTTTGATAAGATGTTCATGGATCATGAACGTCAATCGGACTTCACTCTTCTCGAAACTTTGAGAAATATGTTGAATAAGTATGAGTTGGTTCGTGAGACTCCACTTGTGAAAAAGCTATACAGATTTTCTATGTATGCACTCAGTTTGTCTTTGTTTGGACAATTTGGTGTTACATTTGATTCTCTACGCTATTCCAAGTTGGAGCAAGAATCTCTCAAGAAGAAGTTCCATGCTGGACCTGATTTCATCCACTGTTTGTTGGATACGATCTTGTTCATTTGTGAGCGAGGACAGCAATGTATGGTTACAGGATCTCTGGATCCAATTTTCCATAGCGGTTCCGCTTATGAGAAATGGTATGCAAAGTCTCAACTTTTGAAGAAGGAGAGCTACTACATTCCAGATCTTGAAGGTATGGACAAAGATATGCTGAAGAAAGAATTTCCCGACATGACAATTAGTCGGGAACAATATTTCGCAGATGTTGAAGATCTTATTGAAAAAGGAACTTCAATTGTGAAGTTTGGAAACAAATTGTCGAAGTATGAGAAATCTACTTTGACTAGTTCCCTCAATGATCTTCAAATGATGAAGGCCAACCAGATCTCCAAGCGAGCAGCACAGAAGATGCGTCATGCACCTTTTTCACTGCTTGTTTTTGGAGGATCTAGTGTTGGTAAGTCTTCACTGATGGACTTGTTGTTCTATCAGGCTGCGAAGGTTTTGCATCTTCCTCATGGATCAGAATTTCGCTACACGCGAAATTTCCGTGATGAATTTTGGTCAGGATTCAGTCCTGCCATGTGGTTTGTGATTTTGGATGATATCGCATTCATGCACCCTAATAAGGCGCCGAATGGTGATCCCTCTTTGATGGAGGGTATTCAGATCAACAATCGTGTTTCGCTCGTAACAAATCAAGCTGAACTTGCGGATAAGGGTAAATGCCCTTTCCGTGGTCGCGTGGTTATTTCATCGACGAATACACCTTCTTTGAATGCACATTGTTATTATTCGTGCCCACTGGCGCTTCAGCGTCGGTTTCCATTTATGATTGATGTTACTCCTAAGGTTCAATACTGTAAGGAGGGACAATTTCTGGATGCAACGAAGGTACGTGAGTTCAATGAGAATGAGAAAACATCAACTGATGTGTTTGATGATCTCTGGGACATTAAATTGTTCAAGATGACTCCTATTGTCCGTCAGGAGAATGGAGTTGACTATAGAGAAAATCAAGCAGGTCATTATGTACGCATTGATGACAAAGGAAACAAAGATGAAGATTTTGTTTTCCCAAGTATCTATGCTTTTCTCGCCTGGTATTCGAAGCGTATGCTTGAACATGAAGCTAATGAAGCAATGTTGGATGGTGCTTGCAGTGATGCAGCATTTGTTGATATTTGTGAAAAATGCTTTTTCCCCAAGGTTCGATGTGAGTGTGCTCAAGTCCAAGGATTTGACAAAAAGACACTCTGTGAACTTGGAGGATATTTTGTTCGACAAGCAGAGCTTATGAAGAAGATGGGCAAGACGTACAAAACAGCGTATGCTGATGCAGCTCAACGTTCACATGATAATATTCATTCTGGTTTGGATTGGGATTTTCATTACGAAGAGATGAATCATGGACTTGAGGTTCCTGAGTACATTATTGCTGCATCTGAACCTGTTGTTGAAGTTCAATCTACAGAAGAAGAATCTCGCACATATTGGCAGACTTTTTTGCTTTTCACAACTTATCCTGCTTTTTGGATGTTCATGAACTGTTACTATGTTCGTTGGATTACCATGTATGCCTGGAGTAGTTATATTGGCAACAAGCTCGTGAAGAATCTTATGACTCGTGATTTCAATCGCAAATCTGGATTTACTCGTTTTTGCAATTGGTGTGGAGCAAATTGGTTAGCAACCCAATGGCGTCGTCCAATTGTGAAGCGAATTTTGAAAGATGCTGGAAAAAAGATCAACATTGTATTGCACGGTGAAGCATTCCGACCCATTCGAGAGTACATTCTCGGTATTGTGGGTGGAGTATTTGCTGTCATTTTGATGACCAAGTGTTTGCAGTGGTTTTTTCCTCCCCTTCCAGGGAAGAATGCCCGCCGCAAGCGTCAAGGTCTTGAAGAAAGTAAAATCGTTGATTTGTCTACTGTTGAGGATGAAGGCTCAAAACCCATTCCTCGCCCGGTTGAACGGGATACAGTTTGGCAGAATCAAGATTATGAGACTACCACGTTCGATGTGTCTCCCCAATCGACCTCTTGGTCGAAAATGGAACACACTGAAGCAGTGGAGCGACTTTCTCGCAATTGTGTTTATTTTGAATCCGAGTATCAAGCTCCTGATGGACGTACCGCTCGTCGAATCATCCGTGCTACTGGCCTGTGTGGTCATTGGTATATTACTAACAACCATGGTCTTTTGGAACTAGAAGAGTTCCAAATGAAGATTGTGGCTGACCGTGTTGGTCAAGGTGTTGGTAAAGAGATGACGATCAAGGTCGTTCAGAAACAGATTCATCGTTACCCTGATGAGGATTTAGCATTCATCGAATTGTTGATGTTACCACCTGTGAAGGATATTCGACCATTGTTTTCAAGGGAAAGCCTTCGTGGCTCTTTCAATGGAACCTTGGTGAATCGAAATGTTTCTGGGCAGCTTGTGAAGCGTACTGTCAAGAATGTGAAACGACTTGGTGTTGTTCATCACGATCTGTGTTCAGAACCTTTGTGGCATGGTTATTGCCAAGATGCAAGTACTGAAAATGGCGAATGTGGCTCAATGTTTGTGGCTAATTCGGCCTTTGGTCCAGTTATTCTTGGTATCCATGTCGCATTGTTCCCAAAAACCAATTCTCTGGGATTGATCGCTGTCAATCAAGAGATTATTGCGCGATTGGATGAATGCATTGATCGACCTGTTATTCAATCTGGCGAACCTATGTTGAGTGCTCCAAGTGCTCAACGACTTTTGAGTCCAACTCTTCACTTTAAAAGTCCTATTACCTTCATGGAAAAAGGGACGATTGGTGGAGTGCATGGCTCATTCGTAGGTTTTCGATCAGAAAAGAAATCCACAGTCGCACCAACTATCTTTCAGGACTCTATGAAGAAGAGAGGATATGAAGTTAAGTTTGGTGCTCCTGTGATGAAGGGTTGGCGCCCATGGCGTACTGCACTGAAAGATCTTGTTGATCCAGTTACCCAACTGAATGCACGAGTTCTCGATGACTGTGTTGATTCGCTGGTTTGCGATTTGCACAAGGAAGTTGGTTCTCAAATGAAAACCACACTTCAAGTGTATGATCTTGAAACAGCAGTTAATGGAGCCCCCGGTGTTGCCTATGTTGATGCGATGAAACGTTCCACGAGTTTGGGATGTCCTTGGAAGAAATCAAAGAAAGAATTCTTTAAGGTTGCTGAACCACGAGGAGAATATCAGAATCCAGTGAATGTGGATGATGAAGTCTTGGATCGTGTAAGGCAAATGATTGACACATATAAGGAAGGGAAACAAGTTTGTCCCGTCTTTTGTGCCAACTTGAAGGATGAAGCCACCAAGTTCAAAAAGATTGACGATGCAAAAACCAGAGTGTTTATGGGTGGACCTGCCGATTGGACAATTGTAGTGCGAAAGTACTTCTTGTCTGTGGTGCGTCTCATCCAGAATAATCGGTATGCATTTGAATCAGGACCTGGTACAAATCCGTTTAGTCTTGAGTGGGAAGAAATGTACAAATACTTGACCTTCTTTGGTAAGGGCAAGATTGTTGCAGGTGATTTCCGAGCTTATGATAAGCGGATGGCTGCCATGTTGATGTTGAAGGCATTCCAAGTCTTGATTGAGATTTGTGAAACCTCTGGCAATTTTTCAGAAGAGGATCTCCGCGTAATGTGGGGAATTGCGGAAGATACGTCTTTCCCGCTGGTTGATTTCAATGGTGATTTACTTCAGCTTATTGGATCGAATCCGTCGGGTCATTCGTTGACTGTGATTCTCAATTGTATCGCGAATCTTCTCTACATGAGATATTGTTGGTCGATTGAATTTGAGAAACGAGAAAAAGAAGGCACTTTGGAGCGAGAATTAGTTAAAGCTCCCAGAACTGTCCCTGCTGATTTGTTCAAAACCTATGTTCATTTGATGACATATGGTGATGACAATATCATGGGTGTTTCTGATACAGTCAAGTGGTTTAATCACACAATGTTACGGGATACTCTCCTGACCATTGGTGTGGATTACACTATGGCTGATAAAGATGCCGAAAGTGTTCCTTACATTGATATCTCCGAAGCTACTTTTTTGAAGCGATACTGGAGGTTCGATGCGGATCTGGGAGTTCACGTTTGCCCCCTGGAACATGATTCCATTGAGAAATCTCTCTTGACGAATACTGTGTCCAAGAGTATCACAATTGAGGAGCAAGGCATGCAAACCTTGATCGCTCAGATTGGTGAATACTTCTGGTACGGACGCAAAACATTTGAAGAGAAGAGAGCTATGTTTCTTGATGTGATTGAAGAAAATGGGCTGACTTATCTGTATGATGAGTATCCGCTCCCCACTTGGGCTATGTTGAAACTTCGTTTCGAGACGAAGGGCTCAAAGTGGAACCCTATGGCGGAAGAAGTGTCCGTCGAGGCTAAAGGTGAATAGTCTAAACCAAAATTTACCACTGATTTGTATTTACTGCGTATTATTTATGTTGATATTTGTTATTTATCGTGCGAGTGTGGACAAGTGAGTTTACTTACCAGGGCGTTCCCCAAAATCTCTATTTAGAGATGTGCTAGGTTAGTGCACAAAATACATGTATCCGTGTGTGAGGTATGGGAGTATCTCAATTGCGTTATATATTTCTCCTGCTAATTCATTTAATTTATTTGATTTATACATCGTCCAAAGTACAGATGTTACTGAGGACTCACCTGATTTGGGTGTCGAACCGGCAGTCCAACAGGTAGAAGGTGACATGAATGTCACATTTGCGGGTGGCGAGATGTTGGACCCTGTGTCCTACGCTGCCCCTCAAGATGATTCTTTCTTTGCAACAGAAGACGAAATCAGCGCCATTGCGCGCTTTCTGGAACGACCAGTTCAGATTTATACACAATCGTGGACTGAAGCTGGTTTTTCAGAGGTCGCTTTCGATCCTTGGACGTTATTTTTATCAGACGCCCGTGTTCGGAAGAAGATCGATAACTTTATGTTCGTCAATTGCAAGTTGAAACTCACATTCGTTGTGAATTGTTCCCCATTTTTATATGGTGCGGCACGTGTGTCGTATCGCCCACTTACTGCGAGGAGCGACAATTTACTTACCACTTCTGGAAGAGAAGTTGGTTTTTCACAACGACCTGGGTTTTGGATCTTCCCACAAGACAATTCCTCCTATGAAATGGAGCTACCATTCTTTTGGTTGCGGGATTGGTTGCAGCTTACCAAAGCTTCAGAAATCTCATCAATGGGCACTGTGTCCATTCGACAATATGCGCAACTAGCTAGTGCTAATGGAGCTACGACATCTGGCGTCACAATTTCCGTGTTCGCCCATGCCGAAGATCTCCATCTAAGTACTCCTACTGTTGCTTTAACGCTACAATCAAAGGATGAGTATGGAAATGGTCCAGTCTCATCAGTCGCAAGCGCCGTGGCACGCGCTTCATCGAATCTCACGCGAGTTCCTATTATTGGAAAATTCGCGAAAGCAACAGAGATCGGTGCGTCGGCAATTTCGAAAGTTGCGTCCTTGTTCGGGTTTACAAATGTTCCCGTCATCGACAATGCAATGCCAATTAAAAACATGCCCTATCCACATTTCTCTTCTATTTCAGGTTCTGAACCTGTACAGAAGTTGACCTTGGATCCCAAGCAAGAACTATCTATAGATTCTCGTACTGTTGGCCTTGATGGCACAGATGAGATGTCTATCTCCAATATTGTTCAACGACAATCTTACTACACGAGTTTTACGTGGACTACAGCACATGCAGCAGACACTTTACTTTACAATATGGCGGTAACGCCGAATTGTACAGTGGGTGTAGCATATACTGGAGGGACGACAATGGCATTTACACCAATGTCTCATGTAGCGGAGATGTTTAACAATTGGAGAGGTGACGTAGAAGTCACATTCAAAGTTGTTAGTTCTAAAGTCCACCGAGGACGAGTGCGTCTAACGTGGGATCCCGTGGGACCGATTGCTACTACAGCAGGTAATGCAACGACAAATGTCGCTTACACCAAAATTGTAGACATCGGTGGGGAAACCGAAGCTGTGGTTCGCATACCATACGCTCAAGCCA